TATCATGGCTCCTATTGCGGCGGCCATGGCCGTAGCTGCCGGCGCCGTGCAGATCGCGGCTATAAAGAAACAGCAACAGGCCTCCGAAGCGCAGGGGTATGCCGCCGGCGGATTCACCCGCCCCGGCCCGGTGGACGAGCCGGCCGGTATCGTTCATGCCGGCGAGTGGGTCGCCAGTCAGAAACTGGTGACTTCGCCGGTAACGCGTCCTATCATCGACGCCCTCGAATATGCGCAGCGAACCAACACGATCGGCTCTATCCGTCGAGTGTCTGCTCTCCCCGCGCCGATTAGCTTACCAGCCCTTTCGCCTGATGGAGGAGGAAACTCCCCGGACACAGGCGTATTGCTCGCCACATATTTTGCGGTTCTCAAAAAATTGGGTGACCGCCTGGACGAGCCCTTCGTCACGGTCAACACGGTTACCGGCGACCGGGGCATCAAGAAGGCTCAGGACGAATACGATCGTTTGATCAGAAACAAAACCCCTAAATCACGCAGGAAATGAAAATATTCGTAGAGGGTAAAGAGGCTTTCTTGAAGAAAGGAACCTCCTTCGAGTTTATCGCTGAAAACAGGCTTTTCTCTGGTTCCGACGAGTACACCTTGTCTATCACCTTCCCCATAGTCGATTGTCCTCGGAATCGGGCGATATTCGGGCTTTTGTATCGGAAAGATGTCGATATCGAAAAAGTGAACTTCGCCTGTGAACTACGGGATACCGATTTCTATAAAATGGGGGTTCTCGCTATTGTCGAGGTGTCGCAATCCGAAATCAAAGGGCAATTCCTCGATGGAATGAGCGCCCAAAACTTCATCGGTGATTTCGACGAAATATACATCAACGAACTCGACTTGGGCGATTATGAGTATGTGAATATGAGTAATACACCTCCAGAATGGCTTTGGAGGAGCATCGACCGCATGAAAAACTATATATCTTTGCCCTGGGTCAACAACTATTCGGGGAATATACAAAATGAGGTCGTATATGAAAATGGCACTTATAAATGGCATCCGGACACCAAGGGAGTATCGTTTCAGCCATATTTGCTATTCATCGCGAAACAAATTTGCGAGGTATTAGGTTATAGTTATGATTTCGGGGAATGGGAGAGGTCGACATATCGTCATCTCATAGTCTGCAATTCGCTCCCGTATGCCTGGGATATGCCCCAAATAGCAAAAGCCCTTCCTCACTGGACTGTGACAGAGTTTTTTGAACATTTGGAGAACTTTCTGTCGGCATTTATTGACGTTGACCATAGGGGCAAGACAGTGACATTCCATTTCATCGCTAATGACTCGGATTTCAATACCAGTATAACCCTTAACCATGTTGCCGACCGAGGGGGAATCTTCATACAGGGGAGTATCTACTTTGAGATATTCCGATTGCGACCATGAAATGTGGAAATTCTACTCGTGTAACTGGTTGGTGGAAAATCATGAGAAGATGATTGTCCGATATGAGACTCTGAATGATTTAATCGAGGCCAATGAAAACTTGAAGGAGACCGTTGTCGGGGTTGAGTATCCTGATTCAAATTTGGGAAAAATCTTATGTGTCGAGTCTTTGGATACCTACTTCGTATTTAGACCGGTGAAGATTATACCTCAGAGCGTTTATGATCCAGTGGCTGATACCTATTATGACCAGTATGTGAACATTCTTCAACCGATAAACCAGTTTGGAGAACGCAACGGTACGAATGAGGAAAGCGACAGCATAGAGATAGGGATTGTCCCCGCCTGGATAGATGACACAGAAACCAGTAAAGGGCAATGTCTGTTTTTAGAGCTCGACTTCAATGATGGAGAAACAGATGGCAATTCTGAGTATTTACCGATAAGTCTACTCGAATCTGGGGAGAGTGAAAAAAGTGGGGCATACTTCTCTCAACTTTTTGTCGCATTCTGGGACGGTACGAATTATTTCAAAGGGCTGCAGCCGCGTCCAATTATCGACAAAATATCTACGAATGAGGACTGGACTTATGTTGAGACTGGGTATAGCATGCGTCTAAATAGGGATCCTAGCGACCTTTCCTATTTCAACTCTCCGATCGACAGCTGCAAAAAATACAATTTCCAGTTTTTGGCGAACAAAATTCCGCCTGTGAGGGCTTTGTTCTTCATTCAAGGTAAGCCGTATATCTGTGAAAAAATCACGGCCACATTCACGGAATATGGTATGTCGCAGCTCTTGAAGGGGACGTTCTATCGAACCGATTAAAGAGTCCCGTCGAGGTCGAGAATGGCTTTATCGGCATTGTCCCGGTGGCGGGTATATACATCGGTAACGGCCAGTGAGCTGTGTCTTGCCTGATCTCTCACCGAGATGTTGCTCAGTTTTTTGTCCAGCATCTCGGTGATTCCTGTATCTTTTAGCGAGTAGAATGTGTAATCTTTGTCGAGTTTTAACTCTTTTTTCAGGCGGGTCCAGCGAATAGTTATGAGCCGTCGGTCTACTTGCACGTTGCCGGGCATGATGTTGTTTGAGAATAGGAAATAGTGAGGAGGGTAGTCGAATACCCCCAAGTCGAGCATGAATATCATTACCTTTTTCGGGATAGTTATAGTTTGTGTCGTTCTGTTTTTGCTGTCTTCGGACGGGATTGTCAAGGTACAATTCTTAACGTTGAAATATCGAAGCCTCAGCCGGGTCTGTTCGATGGGACGAATATAGCAGTAGTATAAGAGATAACACGATAAAAGAAAGTGTTTGTCGTTCGACATCAAATATTCGCTTATCTGTCGAATCACAGAGGGCGGAATAACTTTCCTCCTTTTCTGGAATAATTTTCGACTGAAAGGTTTTATGCCGGAGGCCGGATTCTCGTTCATAAGTCCTTTTTCTACGCAAAAGGAGCAAAAAGCTTTGAGAAAAGTGAGACAATTATTCCTATACTGAGGGGACAGTTTCAGTTCCAAGTGTATGTAATCGAGGAAATCGTTGCAAAATCGTTTGTCCAGCTGGTAGAGGTAGATGATGGGTGAGGTTCTCTGTTGATTATAGGCAACCAACTTTTTAATCTTTGATTCGTGGCTGATGTATGTCTCTTTTCTGAAAATCCCATCGGAGTACATCTTCTTGTTATTCTCCACATATCGTTTGATGGCATCATCAAACGATATCGCAACCTTAAATTCTTTCTCGACCCAGGGATTCCACCCCCGGATAAGTTGTTGGTAAAGCCGGATAATCAGACCTGCAGCATACTCCCGCCTCTGTTTCTTTGTCGCCAATCGGTTTATCTTTATTCGCTTCCTTCTCATTTTCCCTCTAACTGGGTCGAAAGCGTAAAACTCAACATACCAGGCAGGGTCATTTTCACGAAGCCTTGGGTATGTAAAACTTATTATTTCGTCGATTGTGGATTTTTGTGGCAGATTGTCAATGTTAAAATCAATCCGCGCGGGAATCGTATTTTTAAGCATTTTTTTATTTAACGAATCTGGGGTGATTCGCTAAACACGAGCGGGCTTTTGATCCGTATTAGCCCTGTTTTAGGGAAGAAAAACCTCAAAAGCTTAATACGTAATCTTTTGAGGTTTCATTCCTTGTTGTAGCGATTCCGGGAATCGAACCCGAGTCTCAACCGTGAGAGGGTTGCGTGCTAGGCCACTACACTAAACCGCCATTCGCTTTTTGAAAAGCGATGCAAATATAACCGATTTGTTTTTATTGAACAAACTTTCGGTATGAAATTTTTTCAGTGTCTCGAATAAGATTGTTATTGTTTTGAATATGAATGACTAAATTATTTTTTCTAACTCCTTGATGTTTTTAGCTATTTCTTCTTCTGGTAAATTGTAGTTCAGAAGGTCTCCTGCTAAATATTGGTCATAGGCAGCCATATCGATGAGCCCGTGGCCGGATAGATTGAAGAGGATGCATTTTTCTTTTCCCTCTTCTTTTGCTCTTAATGCTTCTTGTATAGTGGCGGCTATTGCATGAGAAGATTCCGGGGCAGGGATAATTCCTTCGCATTGAGCGAATAATGTAGCTGCTTTGAATGTATCGAGTTGTTCTATGTCCACGGCTTCCAAGAGGCCATCTTTTTTCAGTTGGCTGACGATCGTTCCTGCTCCGTGGTAACGTAGTCCACCTGCATGTATATTGGCCGGGGAGAAGTTATGTCCCAAAGTGTACATGGGCAGTAGAGGTGTATAGCCCGCTTCATCTCCAAAATCGTATTGAAAAATTCCTTTGGTCAATTTGGGACAGGACGCAGGTTCGGCTGCGATTAACCGAATGTCTTTTCCCTCTTTTAATTTATGGCGTAAAAATGGGAATGAAATTCCCGAGAAGTTGGACCCGCCTCCGAAGCAAGCGATGACAATATCGGGGTATTCGCCGGCCATTTCCATTTGTTTTTCAGCTTCTAGCCCGATTACTGTTTGATGTAAAGATACGTGATTGAGTACACTACCTAAAGTATATTTACAGTTGGGGGTACTCATTGCCAATTCTATCGCTTCAGATATTGCCGTACCTAAACTTCCTTGATAATTGGGGTGATCGGTTAATATTTTACGTCCTGCTTTGGTCGACATACTGGGTGAAGCAATAACTTGTGCGCCGAATGTTTGCATAATAGAACGTCGATAGGGCTTTTGATGGAAGCTCACTTTAACCATGTAGACTGCAAGTTCCAATCCGAATGCTTTTGCGGCTAAAGAGAGTGCAGCCCCCCATTGTCCTGCTCCGGTTTCGGTTGTGATGTTGGTTATACCTTGTTTTTTACAATAGTAGGCTTGTGGTATGGCCGAATTTAATTTGTGAGAACCAACAGGGCTTACACTTTCGTTCTTG